TTAAACATTTCATCAAAACCAACAGAGAACGGGCTGAACTGCCCAAATGCTTTTATATTTGTCATATTAACTCCTTTTATAAAGCAAGTTTATGAGTGCCGACCTTTCGCACACCCTTATTTATATTATAGTGTTTAAACACTATTTGTCAAGTCTTTTGTATAAATTTTTTAATCTGTCATTATTCGTGCATTTAAATTAGCTTCTATATAATTATGTACTTCATCTAACTTTACTGTTCCTTCTCTAACAATAGTTTTTAATGTTTCATATTCTTCTGTTGTTAAATAAGATTTAAGTTGAGTAATATCAGTTGATGTTCTTTCAGTAACTAATTTACCAGCTCTGTTATATAATAATTTATAACCTAATAAAGTTGCTTCTTGTTTCATATTAAAAACTCCAGTAATAAATTTTTAACTAAAAGAAAAAGACCAACAGCATTTAAAATAATTAATGCTCTATCTTTCCATAACATTCCTACCCATAGCCAACCTGCTACTCCAAATATAGATAAAACTAAATCTATAAATTGCATATCTTCAATTCCTCTTAAGGACATTGCACATATAATAAAAAAACTAGATACCCATTTTACATACCAAGAGATGTCTCCTTTTGGAGTTGCAGATTTAAATATTCTTTTAGAATTTAGTAATTCTTTTGGGTCAAACTTTGGTTTATTCATTTAAATCACTAAAAGTTATGTTGTCTTGTCTTCCTCTAAGTCCTGCTTTCATGTATGTTGTTGCTCTACCTTCAAAAAAGTTTTGATGTTCAACACCAGTAACTTCATCAATCCAACCCAAAGGATTTTCTTTCTGGTCATAATTAGTTTTAAGTCCTAGTTGAAGTAATCTTCTATCAGCTATGTATCTATTGTAAGCATACATGTCTTTTTTAGTTAGTCCTTGTATGTCTCCCATTTCAAATACTAAATCTAAAAATTTATCTTCTAACTCTACCATTTGTCTACAAATATCATAAAGTTCTTTCTTAAAATCATCAGTCCAAATATCTACATTTTCTTTTATAAACTCTCTAAATAATTTAGTCATGGCTTCGACATGTAATGATTCATCACGAATAGAATATGTAACTATTTGACCCATGCCTTTCATCTTACCGAACCTTGGAAAGTTTAATAAGATTGCAAAGCTACTAAATAATTGTAGTCCTTCTGTAAAAGCAGAATATACAGCAAGAGTTTTTGCTATAGTTCTTTTATCTTTAGTAGTTGGTTTAAAATTAGAAACATAATCATGCTTATCTGACATCTCTTCGTAGTCAGCAAAAGCTTTGTATTCTATATCAGGCATACCAACAGTATCAAGTAGTAAGCTGTAGGCATGTTGATGTATTGATTCCATGTTAGCAAAAGATGACATCATCATTCTTGCTTCTGGTTTTTTAAATGTACGCATATACTTATCAATGTACCCACTAGCTACATCTACATCTGATTGAGTAAATAATCTAAATATTTGTGTAAGTAAATTCTTTTCTTTATCAGTTAAGTCTTGCCAATCTTTTACATCTGTATGTAATGGTACTGACTCCGGCATCCAATGCATTTGATTCTGTAATACATAGTAATCAAACATCCAAGGATATTCAAATGGTTTATAATAATCTCTTGTTCCTAATAAGCTCATTTATCTTCTCCTATTTTTTCATACCATTCTTCTAATGTTCTTAACTTATCTTCTGCATTTGCTAATTTATCAACTAGTAAATCTATTGATTCAATAATATTAGGATGTTCAGCAACACCTACACTATTATTAAAATAGTTTAATACATTAGTTTCTGCTTCTTTTATTTCTGCTTCATATTTTAATCTTAAAGCATCATATACATATCGTTTTATCATATTACCCCTCACAGGCTATACATTCCACATCATCTAACTTGATTCTTGGAACTTTTATGTTTACATTTTCTACATTTCTAGCTGCGTTAGACCTAAAATAGTAGAGTGATTTAAGTTTATTCATACCATACCAATGCACATCATTTACATACTGCATATATTCATCATGTATGTCTTGACCTTCCGTTGCTTTTGGTAAAGTAAAGAATAAGTTTACAGATTGTGCTTGACATACATATTGTTGTCGTTGATATGCATGTTCCACTACCCATATTTGATTTATTTCATTTGCAGTTTTAAATATTTCTTTTTCTTCTTCAGTAAGAATATCTAAATGTTGTACTGACCCATCACTACCTGCAATATCTTTCCATGTTTCTTCTAGTTTTTTACCTTTTAATCCTTTTGCTTTTAAAACTTTTTCAAGATATTTATTTTTAACTTGATAGCTTCCTGATAAAGTTTTGTGAGTATAGCAATTAGCTCTATAAGGCTCGATACTAGGAGAAGTACCACTACATATAATCCCACTACTAGCGTTAGGAGCAATAGCAAGTAGGTTAGCATTTCTATTACCCGAACCATGAATGTCAGGAGCTTCGCCCCTTTCGACAGCAAGTTTTTTAGTAGCTGAATTTGCTTTTGATTTAATATGTGTGAAAGCTTTGTGGTTAAATCCAGTTGCAAAGAGACCCTCGAAAGGTATGTCTTTAGATTGTAGATATGCATGAAAGCCCATCGCACCCAGTCCGAGACTTCTTTCTCTATATGCCGAATAGGCAGATTTAGTATATCCTTCTTTACCTTCTTTAATATATTTGTTAAATCTATTATAATTTGCACTATATCCTCCTAGTTGTGATGTATCTACTGCATTCTCTATATAATGTTCTATTATATTATCAAGCATAGTTATTAAATCTGATATAAAGTTTTCATCTTTGGACCATTTATCAAAGTGTTCTAGATTAACAGAAGATAAACAACATACTGCTGTTCTTTCTTCATTAGTTGGTAATGTAATTTCAGAACATAAGTTGCTTTGTTTTATTTCTAATCCTAAATCTTTTTGTTGTTTAGGTAATGCATCATTACAGGTATCAATATTAACCATGTAAGGTTCTCCTGTTTCAGCACGAGCATTTATTATTTGAAACCATAAATCTCTAGCATTAATAGTTTTAACTGCTTCATTAGTTTTAGGGTCAATCAATCTCCAATCTTCATCATTCTTTACAGCATCTAAAAAAGTGTTTGTAATATTTACTCCATTGTGTAAGTTTAAACACTTCCTGTTTATATCTCCACCTGATTCTTTTCTAATGTTAATAAACTCTTCAATCTCTGGATGACTTACATCCATGTATGCAGCATAAGAACCTCTTCTAGTTGTGCCTTGATTGAAAGCTAACATCTGAGAATCAACTACATGCATAAATGGAATTGAACCAGTTGAACGAGAGCCGTGAGTAGTAGGTATCCCATTACTCCTAACATCTCCCCAGAATCCACCGATACCACCACCGGAACTTGCCAACCATATATTTTCATCGAAGTGAGCAGATAAACCATCCCTGCTATCAGGTACATAATTAAGAAAGCAAGAGATAGGTAGCCCACGAGTTGTTCCCCCGTTACTAAGAATAGGAGTGCTAAACATGAACCAACAGTCGGAACTGTAATTATAAAGTCTTTGAGCCAATACATAATCTGTTTCTCCTTTAAATGTTGCACCAAAAACTGAAGCTCTTGCAAAAGCCTCCTGTGCATGTGTTTCATTATCCCAAAAATATCTATCTTTGAGTGTATCTAAACTAAACTTGTCAAAGTTTTTCTCTTTGTCATAGTCTATTATGATTCCTAAATAACTTTTAGTTCCTACTTTATCTTCTACCATTATTTTATTTCTCCATCCCAATCTTGATAATTTACATATATTGCTATTATAGCGTAATGTATTAGTTTATATAAGTCTGAATCATTATGACCTTTCTTTTTACCATATCGCATAGCATACTTCATTATATTTCCAATACAAAAACCTTCTCCATGTCCTGAATCTAATATCATATCAGTAGCTTGATACTTTTTATTAGCATAATGTTGATTATATGTAGCATCAATATTTTCTTTTATAAGTTTTAAAATTTTATCTTCATTAAATTTATAATTAATTATTTTTTTCATAATATTCTTTTTTTGTTTGTTTGTAAAACCATCTTAAACTATATGCACTAATCATAAATTTATTATTAGCAAAGATGT